CTCCCCTTTCGATTCTACGATAACATAATTCGTACCGAGATGTTGGATGTTACCGACGATGCCGTGCTTAGTCATTACGACCTGCTCACCCTTTTCAAATATATTATCTCGAATGTAAGCCTCACGTAGATCCGATACTGGTTCTAGTTGTACGTGGTTCTTAAACTTCTTAGCCTCTTTTAACCCCATAGACTTACGGATCGTATTGAATAAAGTCTTAGCGTCGGGATTAGATACTGCTTTAGGTAGTCCTTGTGAGAAGGATACAAAGTCGTTATCCTTTGCAAATCCTCTCATCTTGGATGCTGACATACCTTCAACACCCTCTGCATCAGGATCTCTTTCACCTGCAGAGATTACTTTAATCGATTTAAAGTTATAAAAACCATGTGCAGCTTTTTTCCCGTTGTACTTATTTAAAAGTATATCGAACTCTCGGATTCGATCCGATCCAACCACCATTACAAGATTAATAAACCCTTCGTTATACAGTGCAGATGCAGCTGCCATAGGGTTATTAACCTTTTTGTTTAACATAATAGATCTAGCATGCTTAGGGAATAACTTCCTAGCAAATTTAATCTTCTCTTGGTACTTTAGAGGATTTTTATTTTTATCCTGAGACTGGGATAGAAAAATTCTATATGGATTAGACCCAGCCTTCTGCGATAAAACATCAAGCAACTTACCATGACCAATCGTCGGCGGATTCATTCTGCCGAACGTATAGAATACAGTCTTTTCTTCTTCTACTAAAAACTGTGAAAAACTATTAAACATATCAACCGCGCTTTTTACCCATTTCTGATCGTCTGATTCCTGGCAATAGTTTCTTTGCCAACCGATTTACCCGACCCTTCATTTTATCTAGGCGGGCTTCAATCTCTCTTTTTCTCGATGGGGTAAGGTCTCTTTTAGCAATACCTTGTGTAAGCTTTTTAGCCATAGCTTTACGAGCAGCCTTCTGGGCTCTTTTCGCTAGAACCTTAGAGCTAGCGATCTTTGCTTGGGCTTTCTTACGACCTACTTTTAATCTTGATTGATATTTTCTCATGGTACGAGCTTTCTTACGGCGCTGTGCCATTGTAAGAGCTTCATCCGTTGGCTCTACAGATTCCCCTGTGTTGCCTGTTGGTGTATCCATTTTTCTTTTCTTTGCCTGACGCTTAATTAGTTCATCTTCGCCCGGCATATAATCTACTGGTGTAAAATCTTTAAAACTGACCTTTGCCATTTAGTTCCTCGTTGGTTTATCCCATCCTTTTAATATATCTGGCGAAAAGTTGTTGTATGAGAACTCCATACGATCAACAAGTTTCACCGCGTCACCACCTAATTTGTCAATAGCAACATAGCCTTCGGCACCCGTTACTTTAAATCCATTCTTACTCTTCACAAAAGTTGAAATATTTTGTAAAGTATTAAGCTTATTTATAAGTTTTAATTTCACAAGAACAATCAATTTTTGTAGTTCAAACATCTTTTCTAGTGATTTTTTATTGTTCTCTGAGAAAAAATCTAATATAGCTTTTAGCTTATCACGTTGGGTGGCTTTACCCTTTTCGCTGCTTCTCTTAGCTATCTCTTTGGCATATCTAAGTCTGATCCACCTAATGAGCATTGATACGTGTCGTCTTGAATCTCCAGGGACTTGGCCTTTTCTAACGTACTTGTTGTTGAATTGCTCAATGAGGCGCGGTAGCTCCGGATGTGATTCGAGTTCCCTGAGGGTAGTCCCAGCAATCTGGTTAAATAGTTTTCCGATTTCTGAAAGATTCGAGTTAACATAATCAGTGTCCTTCTTACTCATTGTTGCTTTGGTTAGATCTCTTAACATTGCATCCTGCGACCAAACGTTCTTACTCTTCTTTAGCGAGGAAACGTCGACTCCATAGTCTGCCCGATAGGTGGCAAAACCCCCACTTGGATTGGAGGACCGATAAGTGGTGTGCCAGACGATTCCGATTCTGGCCATTCTAATTGCGTTAGCGGATGGAGAATTAGCAGGTACAGCGTAGACGATAGTATTAGGGTGGAAAGTAATATAGTCCTCACCATTAATTTTTTTCCTTTTAATATCACCTGGTCCATATAAAAAATCACCCTGGATAATGCCCTTAATTCCTAATTCTGGTAAATGTTTTAATGCGAGCTTAAGCTTAACAGCCAGATCGCCGCTAGTATCAGCATCCACGTCAGCGTCAGATTTATATACCTTAGGATCTTTATTAAAGATTCCCTTTTTGGCGACAAAGAATTTGCCGTCACGTGGATCAGTGCCAGCAAAAATAGCAGGAGCGCCATCCCACTTAACAGATACATTACCGTCATGTTCACCTCTTAGCATGTCTCTTAGACTACGTAAGGCTTCTATTGCTTGTCGTGTACCTTTTACACCACCATAGATAACCTTATCCTCGATATGGGTCATATGTGTGTTTTTAGATTCTGTTATGGTTGTTTTAAAGCTTTCCATTATTTCCTCACTAATACCATATCAAATGCTGCAGTAATCCTAGCGTTGTTAGATCTCATCGTTGCCCTCACATCTATGTCGCTTTTTTCTGGGATCCTTATTGGAACTGTAAATGGATATAGATATGGACCACCTGTACCAGAAACTTCGAATGAATGACCTACCCTGAATGTTTCTTGATTTTCATATCTAACAAACATATCTACGGTAGCATCAGCACCAGCTTGAACAGTGCACATGCCCTGATGCAGATACGCTGTGTGTTTAGCTGGTACAGTATATACCGACATTAAGGTTTGACCCTTACCAGCATTAATCCTGGCAATAGTTGTTCCACCGATACCTCCCGCTTCAATATCAATATCGCCAGTATTAGTGGATCCTCCTGCAGTACAAAATGCCCGATTTACTCTTCGAAATAATTTAACCCCAGTTGTATCTGCGCCGTTAATAACAATATCTTCAGATTGGAAATTCCAATCCTGATCTAAACCCTGTACTGTTACAGTGTGCCCATCATCTGCAACATCATTACGTTCGATGTTAACTGCTAAAGGGGTGGAAAGAGCCGACCAAGGATATAAGGTGTCATTTACATCCCATATAGTACCAGTTTGGTTCTGTGACATAGCTGGAACAGCACCAAATTTATGTATAAAGGATGTTTTAACTAATTGTCCGTTGGATAACTGTATTCTTTCAGCTAACTCTGAATTATCAAGGTAATTGGTAACAGCCATATTATCCTCCGGCCTCTAATTTTACGTACACTGAAGAGTCAGAGGTCTTTGACCCAGCCATATTAACTAGATAAGATATAAACTCGTCACGCTTAGATTTAGCAGCATTATCAACTGCATAGATGATTTCTGTTGCTGCCAAATTTGCATGAATACGATCAACTGCAGATTTCTTTAGTTCTTCCCAAAAAGCATCCCACTCGATATCCGAATGAATAGAATTAGCTTTCTTCCAGAGATCCTTAGCAGCCTTTTCGTCTTTACCGCCTGCCATTTTACGTGCTGCGGCCTTTAATGAATTATTATCTTTTAGAGTTATACCTAAATATTCTTTAGCTGCATATACGATAGCGCCATAACCAGCTCTACCGCCTCTTGCACCTGTACCTTGAATCTCTACGTTTAATGCACCCAATGCTGTGGGTGCTCTAACATCCATTTTCTTTTGTCTGTCGAAGTATATATAACCGCCTTTAAATGACCAGAATGTAGCGTTTCTAGTAGAAGCTTTTAATAAAGAGTGGCTGTAGGTATGTTTACCCAGTTCGACACCGTCAAGATTATAATCTGTCGCTTTGGCTTTCTTTTTCAGGTTGTTAATCTGCTTCAGCGATATACCAACAATAGTACGATCTAGGAACGCCTGTTTCAGTGTGGCGTTCAAGTTCATTACACTAGATGCATCGAGTACTTTGTTTAGGTCTACATTCTTTTTAATAGCCCAGATATCACCAGGATTCCATTTATCATTGTTCAGTGGTGGTTTCTTATCTGCTTTAAATGCCTTAGCCTTCATTTTATAAATGTTATTCATTGCGGTTGAACCACGATGGAATACATGGTCCTTGCCAACATATTTTTTATCGATTAGAGCTTTACCTGTTACATAAGCGGATACGTGCCAATCTGCTGTAGAGCTCATCATTTCATCGAATGTTCTATCAGTGTCGATCTTGGCAGCATATTTCTTTAATAGATCTGGAGTAAAGTGTGAGAATTCGTGTCTTGTTCCCTCACCCTGTAGCGCTGCAAGATATAGACATTGTAATGCTTCGCCGTTAGCTGTTGCACCGGTTGCACCAGCTCCTTTACCTGCACCACCAAATATCGGTGACTTACCTATGAGATTCGATTGAACAGTTTTACCACCTTTTATATTAAGGAAGAATACAGTGTCTTTACTCTTGGTAAAGTTATCGATAGCATTCATATTTTGTTTTGTATTCAGGACAACAATGTTATTTCCATTAATATCAGGAATAGGATTGTTAGCTGCAATCGCATCTTTTAGAGCGTTCGGCCGTTTGTCCCCATACTTCATCCATTCAGCACGGGTCATTTTTGCAAACATAGCAGCTCCCTCCGATAGAAAATCTTTGAAACGAATCATAGGAATTCCAATAGTTTTTAGTGTATTTATATATTTATAATACACAAAAAACCCGAGGTGTTACCCTCGGGCGGAGTGATTAACGATTATATACGTAAATGTCTGCTGTGTCAGCATATTCCAAAGGGAGTGATTGATTGTAACGACTTACACCCATACGGTGTCCGCGGCCTTGAAGCTTTACGTATTGACGCAAAGACCTACCCTTTGATTTGTGGTAAGCATTTAGATCCTTAACAGCATTACGGATTGTTTTAATCCATGCTTGATCACTAGGATCTTTTAGATCGACAGTTGCGATATAAGAGCTTGTGCGGTCAGACTTAATAATCATACTAGTATCTCCTTCTGATAATACTAATATAATGTATAAAGGCGGGAATGTAAACCCCCGCCCCCCGAACTTTTTTCATTTTTTATGAATTTTTTTAAAACCTACCAAGAAATCTAGCAATCTGTCCTACGAATGGTAACAGTGCTAATGCCATAAGTAAGTTCATTCCGGTGTGTGCCATAGCTATTCGTAGTGTATCACCTTTCGGCAAACCATCGGATACGAACATTCCCGCTAACCATATTGTTCCAGTTGTTCCGATATTAGCCCCTAGTACTGCAGCAACTGCAGCTGGAAGAGGTAAAGCACCTGATGCGACCAAAGCAATGATTGCCGTAGTCGACAGGGATGATGATTGCCATAGCAAAGTCATAACGATGCCACCAACAAACATATAAATTGGATTACCTAAAAAGAATTGAAGGTGGTCCATATTACCCATTGACTTCATACCTCCAGAAAAGGTTTTAAGGCCAATATAAAAGATTACCAACCCGACCAGAGCTGTGATTACGGGATTACCTAGATCCATCTTCTTTACCCTTTTCCATAGTTTTGTGTTACCCATTTCTACTTCCTGTTTCATTTATGAGTAATTATAAAAAAAAGTACCGCCGACTTCGCAACGGTACCGCTATAATTCAAATGTGTATATAAAGTGTCACACCCCTAAGATTCTTGCTGCCTCACGTTTATTATCGTGCGGTAAGGACTTACCAGCCATAAGGTGTTCTACAATTTGATGGAAGTAAAAGGCGGCATCCTCCTGACCGTCAGCATCTAAGACCTCTGCGCAATCTTTGAAAAACATTTTTAGTTTCATATCCTGTAGACCGTCACCTAATGCTGCCTTATGTGTTTTACCCCGCCGTTGATTCATACCATCCTCCTCTTGCAAGCATCTCTTTGAATTTAACCACAGCGTCTGCATCCAAGGTTATCTTAGATGCAGGAACGCCGTCGTCCTTACTATACTGTTTTAAAGTCGTTCCGTAAATCCCCTCATTCAGGTAATATACGTGAACATGGTTATCGTGTACATACTTGGTCATTTAAGCTGCTAAAGCTTCTACTGTGGTAGAATGAATGGCGTCCCAAATAGGGATAATGTTTTCCCGGTCTATACGAAAGTCA